CGAGCAGCGGCGGGCGCTGCAAAAGAAGCTGCGGCTGGAGGAGCTGCAAGAGCTGGTCGGTGGGTATATCGAGAGGCAGAGCTGCCGCTTCGAGGGGCGGGCCCGTGCGCTGGTGATCAACGAAGAGGGGGAGTTGGATGGGCTGCCGCGCAACGAGAAGGCGACGGCCTGCTTCCGTGAGTATTGGCAGCGGAAGGGCGTGGCAACGGCCGACTGGATCGTGGGCGACGCGGTCGTGCTGATAGGCTGCGATGTGTAGGAGCCATGCCGAGGATCCCGATGGCAAGCTACGAAGAGGCCCGGCGGCACGCTCGGTTCTACGCCAACCTGACGCGGAACCTGGCGCGGCTGCGCCAAACGTGGATGCAGGCGTACGGGCTGACCGAGGCCGACCTGGTGAGATGGGCCAAGGAGCGGGAGCGTTGCCCCCATGTGTGGGATGACAGGCCGCCGCCGCAGCCCAACGCCGAGACCTGCATCCGCGGCAAGCTGGCCGGCTACCGCGAGGCGCGCCGGCGGGGCGAGAGCTTATCCTGAGATGTGCCTAATGGACACGGAGAGTATACTAGCGGACAGGTAGGGGTAAGCTAGAGACCATGAAGGTCGCTGATGGGCTTTCAAAAGGGTAACGTTGTTGGCCAGGTTACATGGATTCAGTCAGGGAGTGGTTTGGGAATCCGTAAACCCCGTAGCGCCCGTGAGATGACTGAGCCTGAGCAGGCTTACATAGGGGCGCTGATTGACGGCGAGGGCTGCGTTCACCTTAGAGAAAATAGGGGAATTACCATTGACGTCACCAACACCGAGGTTGAGTTGATCTCCGCTTGCCTGCGGGCCACCGGCTGCGGGAGCGTGAGCCTAAAGAACCGCGCAGGGGACGTGCCCAGGCACGGTAGGCGGTGTCTTCATGATGCCTTTGTCTGGTATGTGTATCGGCATAATGATATTGATGCCATTGCCCGGCAATGTGCTCCCTGGTCCATGAAGTGCCAACGTGCATTGGAGTGGCTGGCCGACAGGGCTCTAGCCGGTAACGAGGTTCAAATGATGGAGGGTGCTGATGGACCTGAAGCCTATTCGGACGCCGGTAGATGAGCTCCTGGCGGAGGCGGCATGGAAGATCATCGAAGATGTCGCCCGGAGGCATAAGCTGCCGGTAGGCGAGCTTGCCAAGAACGGGAAGGGGCCGGCCGTTGTTCGCGCTCGGCATGAGGCGATAGAGCGCTTGCAGCGATTCGGCTTCGGCGGGGCCGCCATAGCGGGGTATCTCGGTGTGTGCCCGATGTGCGTATCGCGCCATCTGAAGAGGGCCTACGTTGCGGCGCGGCGGGGCAACGGTGGCGGCAACTGATACGGCAATTGCGCGCAAGTTAATCCGAAAAATGCGGGGTTTCGGCCCCGTTAGCGGCAAGGAGGCCGGCAAGGAGGTGCCATGGAGAGCAAGGACTTTATGGAGGCACGCGAGGAGCTAGAGCGTAGGTGCCTTGGCGTGCTGGCGGACCGGGGGCCCCAGTATGCTGGGCCTGAGGAGGGTGGCGACCGCCTCGCCAACTTCAAGCTCATCGCTGAACTGCTCGGCACCTTCAAGGTGAACCCCGCTGACCCGAAGGTCGTCCTCATGGTCTACATGCTCAAACACATCTGCTCTGTTCTCTCCTACTTGGGCGGCACCCCGGAAGGGCAGGAGGCAATTGAGGGGCGGCTGGTGGACATTCGTAACTATGTTGACCTGCTCTATGCCCTCCTCGATGAAGGAGGTAGAGAGTGACAAAGGCTCTTCGTAGCTACGCCCAGACGTCAGTCAGCCCCGGCCAGTCACGTGAGAACATCGAGAAGTTGCTGCGGCGGGTTGGCGTGGAGGCGTGGCGCTGGACCACGGGCCCCGACGTTGAGGGGATAGAGTTCGCCTTGCCGCGGCCGGGCAAGGCTGCGGCGGGATACCGCCTGGTGATCAGGTTCGAGAACCAGGCCGAGCGTGGGCGCATGCTGCGGGTACTCTACTGGTATCTGAAGAGCAAGATCGAGGCCATCGAAGAGGGGTTGGTGAGCATGGAGCAGGAGTTCCTGTCCCACATGCTGATGCCGGGCGGCGACACGGTGTATGAGGCTGTGGCCGCAGAGGGCCTCGAGAGGCTGGTGGCGCCAGCGGCGATAGCCCTGCCGTCGCCGAGGGGGTGAAGACGAGTGGGCGCTAGAGGCCGGTTTCTACGCCTATTCCGACGCAGGCGGCCGACGCGATGGTGGTGGCCGCGATGCGATCACGTGTGGGGCGCATGGATACCTGGAGACCTTCGTGGCCCTGACTGGGCAGAGAAGTACCCAAGCAACGAGAGAGGGGATGCCTTCTTGATAGGTGACAAGTGGTGGCGGGGCAGGGAATGTTATCGGTGTCATACCGTAGTGATTGGCCCACCAGAGCCGGCAGGCAGGTTTACGAATCTGTCGGAGCCAAGGGGCTAAGAATGAACGTCCTAGCACCCAAACGCCAAGAAGCCCTCGAGCAATTATTGATTGCCGGCCACTCCCTGCGTGACATAGCTACCGCCATTGGTTGCGCCAAGGGGACAGTCGAAAGGTACAAGCGTCGCCTGCAAGCGCAAAAGGCAGGTAGGGCAAGGTGGACCAAAAACAGAGATGGGCAGGGAAAATCGGTTGCTGCCTGCCTATTGCCTAAGTACCTTGCCCGTATGGGTTCAAGCCCGCCTAGTCTTGCGGATGCGCTGAAAGAGATGGGGGAGATTCCTGAGATGCTGGAGGAGGTCGCAGTTGATTGTTTTGATGATGATGATTGCGGCCCTGCCTACCTGGCGGCCCATTATGCTGCGGCTGAAATTATCAGATATAGCCTGAAGGCCTGAGGGGGTGAGAGATGAAGGCAAATGTGGGCGAGCAGCCAGCGCTGCCAGGGCTCGCACTCCTGTGCGGTACTGAGGGCTGCGGGAAAGATGCCGTCTGTGGTCTGCGGAACAAGACCTATCCGGACCTGCGCATCAACGCCTGCGCCCAGTGCTTTGAGGAGATAACAGGTCGGGTCTTCAGCGAAGAGATGGTGCCTGTGCCATGATCCTGCTAGGCGACAGGCACGAGCTGATCGTCATGTTGAGCGACGGCAAGGGGTCAAAGGTGCGCCACAGCCTTGTCTGCTTCGGGAGGAAGAGGCACTACCGCAAGGACGGCATGTGCAAACACGTCGAGGCCCTGCTGGCCGGGACGCGGCCCTGGCACAGGGCGCGGACGGCGGTCACATTATGGGGCAATGAGCCGCCGCCGCAGAAGGAGGATAGCAAGGAATGAAACTGATGATCTCCCGTGACGCCGGATGCAGCTACTTCGAGGAGATGCGGGCTGAAACAATGGAGCCCCTGCTAGCCCGCGCTGAGGAATTGCGCCTCGACGAACAGATGCTGAGGTGGGCCATCGAGAGCGATGATGAAAGGGAGGTCTACGAGATAGGCGGAATACAGAAGCGCATCTTGGCAGATGTCACCCGAGCGCGGCAGAAGGAGGAATGAACATGAGCGGAGGTACAGGACCGGGGTGTAGCGGGCCGATACGCGGCCTCGAGGTTGATCCCACGTTGCCCGAGCCAGGGCCATCGCTTTTCGGGGACGGTTCGACTTACGACTGGCTCCTTGAGCACCTGACGCTGTACGGCGTGCCGCTCAAGCGTGTCCTGGAGCACCCGGCGTTCAAGCTGGGCATGCGGGGCGTGATCCTGGGCGAGGGTGGCAATCCTGACGACCATGAAGGGCTGCGGATATCGCCGCGCACGAGGCTCGGGCTGGTGGAGGTGGAGCTGGTGTCATTGGCGATGGAGTGGCCCACTAACATGGCGGTGCGTGAGGCGCGATGGCAGGTTACGGCGGCACTGGCTCTGATGAAAGGCGGTGAGAGCAATGAGGCTGCTGCGACGAGTAAACGGTTCATACAGCGCGGCCGGCGTGGCTGGGCAGACAGTGATGTGTGGGAGATGGCGTGGTATCTGGCTGAGGTGATAGCTGGGATGACTGCCCATCTTCGAGAGCACAGCATGGGCTACGCCTGCGTTCACGAACCAGCGGATCACGCAGAGCGCCATAAGGCAGGGTGCGACCCCAAGGATTGGGAGAACATCCTGCGCCGGATCGAGTATGGATTCCGGTACTTCCTTTGGGCACAGGAGCACGTAGACGACGGACAGCCCACGTTCGCTGTCTATCAGGAGCGCGAGCGAATCCAGTATGGTGCCGTCGAGCAGTCCTTGGCCTTGATGCAGAAGTACTGGGGCCATCTGTGGGATTAGGTGGGGGCCCTTGACACCCCGGCCACCTGCGTGCTATAATTACATTGTAGGGAGGGCTAGAGAGTGACCATGGGCCGCGTGTTGTAATGGTAGCATACCCCGATCCTATCGGGGAGGATGGGGGTCCGATTCCCAGCCGGCCCTCCAAGGAGGGAAGCTATGAACTACCCGACATACGAGGAGGTCGAAGAGGCAACCCACGAGCAACTGGCACGCTGGTGTCGCTTCTTGCCATCTCCGATGACTGAGGAGCAACTGCGGGTGATAAACCACGCCGCCGGACGCCTCAAGGTGATGGGGGGCTTCACGCCCGAAATCAGCAAGCGAATCGGGTGGAAGCCATGATCCCCGTGAAGCTTAGCCTGAGCAACTTCCTCTGCTACCGTGAGTGTCCACCGCTGGACCTGAGCGGCATCCACGTGGCCTGCCTGTCGGGCGACAACGGCCACGGCAAGTCGGCATTGCTGGATGCCATGACGTGGGCGCTCTGGGGCAAGGCCCGGGCCAGCACAGAGGACGAGCTGGTGCACATGGGCCAGACCGAGGCCCAGGTCGACTTCGAGTTCGCGGTCGACGGCACGCGCTACCGTGTGTTCAGGAAGAGGAAGAGGGCCGGCACCCGCAAGCGGGGCGAGTCGATGCTCGACTTCTTTCTGGACGAAGCCGGCGAGTGGCGGGTGCTCACTGGCGCCACCCTATCGGACACGGCGCAGCGCATTCAAGGGACGCTCAAGATGGATTACGACACGTTCCTGAATACGGCCTACCTGGCCCAAGGGAAGGCGGACGAGTTCGTACAGAAGACGCCTAGCGGGCGCAAGGAGGTCCTGGCAGCCGTTCTTGGCCTGGAGCAGTACGAGGTCTTGGCCGGGCGCTGCAAGGGGCTGGCGAAGGTAGCCGAGTTCGAGCAGCAGCAGTTTCAGCAGGCGCTGGAGAGGATAGACGGGCAACTAATCCACCGGGATGCTCAAGAAGGCGAGCTAGCGGAGGTACAGTACGCCCTGGACAAAACTGCGGCCGACCTGGCTACGCAGGAGGCCCTGGTAGAAACGTTGCGCCAGACGGCCGAGGCTGCGGAACGCCGGGCAGCACTGCTACGGCCGGCGGAGGAGGCGCTAGAGGTTGCCGTCGGCGAGGCGGCGCAGCAGGGTGACCGGGCCCTGGCTAGCAGGCGGCGAGTGGCGCAGCTGCTAGAGGGTGCTGGGCAGGCGGGCGATGCTCGCGACCGGCACAGCAAGCTGTCGGAGATGAAGGTTGGGGGGGTAGACGCCCTCCGGCTAGAAGGAATGCTAGCTGAAATCGAGCGCTTGAAGGCGACGAATGTCGAGCTGAGTGCCCAGATATCGGAACTTGAGCGGAAGAAGGCGCAGTTTGAGGAAGGCATTGGCGGCTGCCCGCTGTGCGGCACTGAACTGGACGATGAGCATCGGACAGAGATCGGCGCCGGCTACGCTCGGGATATCACGGATAGAGCGAACAGGCTAGATGAGAATATCGTTCGCTTGAACGGCCTACACCTCGGGGCCAGAGCCTTGCGCGATGCTGTTCGCGAGCTGGAAGCAGAGTTGGCGAAGGCTACTGAGTGGCTGCGGCAGGCAGAGCAGGCACAGGCGCAGCTAGAAATCGAGAGCCAGGCGCAGGCAGCCGCTGAGACAGCACAGGCCACCTGGCAAGAGCGCGCGACTCAGGCCCGCGATGAGGTAGACCGGCTGAAGGCTGAGATGGCGGGCCAATCAGACGTGGGGCCGCAGCTATTCCAGGCCCGCCAGGCACTGGATGCGCTGAGGGCAGACGAGCGCAGGCAGCGCCAAGCCCTGGGCGCCGTGGAGCAGGAGCTGGACCGGCTCCGCATGCTGGAGGCCGAGCGTGGCCCGACCGTGCTGGCGTTCAACGAGGCCGGTAGCCGGAAGGCGATCCACGAGGAACTGGCCCTGGCGTTCGGCAAGAACGGCGTGCAGGCGCTGATAATCGACGGAGTGCTGCCCGAGATCGCCTGCGAGGCCGACCGCTTGCTGGGACAGATGACGAACGGCCGGATGACGCTGAGCATGAGCACGCAGCGCGAGACGCAGCAGGGCACGGTGGCGGAGACGCTGGACATCAAGATCTCCGACGAGCTGGGCACGCGTAGCTATGAACTATACAGTGGCGGCGAGGCGTTCAGGATTAACTTCGCCCTGCGCATCGCCCTGTCGCGGCTGCTGGCCAGGCGGGCGGGGGCACCACTGCCGACGTTGATCATCGACGAGGGCTTCGGAAGCCAGGACAGCGCCGGGCGTGAGCGGCTGGTGGAGGCGATAAGGGCAATCCAGGGCGACTTCAAGTGCGTGCTGGTGGTTACGCACCTAGACGAGCTGCGGGACGCCTTCCCGGTGCGCATCGAAGTTCAGAAGACGCCCGAGGGCTCGACGGCGGTCGTGGTGTAGCAGGAAAGGAGCCTAGAGACATGAGTGACCTTACGATCCGAGAGCTGCAAGAACGAGCCCACAAGACGGCAATCGAGCACGGCTGGTGGGAGGGCGACCGCAACGTCGGTGAGCTAATCGCTCTCATGCACTCCGAGCTTTCGGAGGCGCTGGAGGAGTGGCGTAAGGGCGAGCTGTTGAACGTCGCCAGGGAATTGGCCGACTGCGTCATCCGCATCGCCGACTTCTGCGAGCGGCATGGGTTCGACCTGACGGCCTTGCTGGAGACGAAGATGGCGTATAACGACACGAGAGAGTTCAGACACGGCGGGAAGAGAGCGTAGGCCCTTCCCGCCACCAAAGGGAGGCAGAGCATGGCGCTGAGGCACACGCGGGTGTACGCAACTGAGGAGGAGGTCGAGAAGATTCAGCGGCTGTACGAGGAAGCTATCCGGACGCCGGTGGTTGCCCTGTCTTCTGCGGATGCCTTAGCCGGGAGGGACTTCGCGTCGGCGGCCATGGACCGGGTTCAGCAAGCCATCGACGAGGCAGCTGAGGCGCACGGCTTGCCGAGGACGCCGAAGCATTACGGGCTCTGGGCCGAGTATGAGTACGATGGCCAGGTGCCGGACGTGTTTGGGAAGCAGGGGCGAGTCACCCGATCAGCCGAGTTCGTTACCGACGACGGCGTGGTATAATCGAGACACGGGGCAGGCCGACGATGCGTGCTAGCCCGTTCCGCGCCGGGCAGCAACCGCCGCAACGGCTGCCCCGCTTAACAGAGACGAGTGCAGGTGGGAGCGGCCATGTTCACATGGTGGCCGTACGGGCCTGGCAGGTGAGGGGCCAGGCCCCTTTCTAGTCTGCCGACATGGTGCGTTGACAAAGTTCGCGTCCTGGTGCAAGATGTGCGTAGAATCATGCCATAACCCGCTTTAGCTTTGGCCCGAGATGTGTCCGCTGGACACGCTCGCGTGACGCAGAGGTGATGGCGATGGGATTGCTCTTCTACGGCGATGACGTGCTCCACCATCTGACGGTGCGGGAGCTGAAGGAGCTCCTCACTGAGGTGCCTGATGATTTCCAGCTAGTGCCGAACAAAGTGGGGAACCTGGCGATCTACCCTGCTGCGGCCGAGGAGCGCGAGATATGTCTTTGCTTCGACTGCATACTTGGTGCGGTCGACTTGGGCGACGAGTCAGTGAGCTGGTACAAATCCCAGGACGGGAGCGAGCTCTGTGAAGAGCCAGAGGGGGTAGGTGCCGATGGCTGAACTGCAAATCTGGGTGCCTGACAATTACGTTCAGGAGGCAGTCCAGAAGGGCGCTCCTGGTGTAGCGAAGGCAACAGCCCCGGCCCCGAGCAAGGACGCCCCGGTCCCTCGGGGCCTAATGGTAGCTGGTCCAACGTCCAGGGGCCTGGGCGGGATTGTTGGCGAGGGCCGCACCCTGGCGTCGCCGGTGCTGGGGCGCGATGAGCTTGTCGGTCTATGGCGCCGCGTTAACTGGGTGCGCACCGGTATCAGGCGCATCGCCCTGGTCTGCATCGGCGAAGGGTGGGATATCGTTCCCGCGCCTGACGAGCTGGAGGAAGGCCAGGAGCCGGACCCCGAGGGGCAGGCGTTCTTGCAGCACTTCTTCGACCCCGAGATCACCGGGGAGGTCGTCAACATTCGCCAGTGGGAACTGCCGATCATGAAGCTCTGGCTGACGTTCGTGCACCTGAAGGTGTTCAACGAGTGCAGCTGGGAGTTGGTCAAGGACGGCTTCGGCAACGTGGTCGACTTCGCGCTGCTGTACGGGAAGGTGACCCCGAATGTAGACAGCCGCGGCAACTTCGTGAACGTGAAAGAGGCCTACATCCAGCAGGTGGGGACGACGAAGGTGCCGTTCGCTCGGGACGAGGTGCTGCGGTTTGCAATACCGGATATCGACGGCCGTTTCGGCGTGAGCGACCTGGAGGCCATCGAGCTGGCGGCCAGCACCGACATCTGGGCGCAGATATGGAACCGCAACACGTTCATTAACAGCCGGCTGCCCGCAGCGGTCTACGAGTTCGACCCAGGGTCGAAGGATGAGGACATGAAGGCGTTCAACGACCTGCTGGACGCCAGGGTCGCCGGTGCCCAGCATGCCAACAAGTCGCTCGTTGTGCGCGGGCTTGACAAGGTGACTGTACTCGGCGGCGCCTACGGGAAGGACGCCGAGTTCCTTGAAGGCCGACGAATGGGCCGCGATGAGATGATGTCGAACGTTGGGGTGTCGCCCGGCACGATGGGCATGGTGACCGACGTGAACCGCGCCAATTTGGAAGGGCTGGTCCAGATCCTGTACCACATGGAGGCCAGGCCCCTGCAGCAGCCGGTACAGGAGACGATAAACGCCTGGCGGAAGTGGCAGCTGGGCATCCGAGGCTGGAAGTTCCAGTTCAAGAGCCCCGACTTCACAGACGAGGGCAAGGATGCCGAGACGGCCGAGCGTCGCGTCCGTACTGGGCTGGGAACGCCGAACGAGGAGCGGGCCGCTATGGGCCGCCCGCCGTATCCCGGCGGCGACATGTTCGTCATGCCGTCGAATGTGGTGACCATAGGCCGGCCTGCAACCGAGGATAGGCTTGCGCCCGAAGAGACGGTAGCGATGGCCGCGCCCGCTGATGTCGCCACTGACGAGCAGGTGGCGGGGGAGCTGCGGCGCTGGAAGAAGGTTGCGGTGAAGCTGATGCGCCAGGGGCGGCCGCAGCGGATCTACGAGACAGTGGTGATACCCGAGCCGGTCAAGCAGACGGTATTCGCTGCCGTTCAGATTGCCGGTACTGAGCTGGCGCTTCAGGGCATCTTCGACCGGGTGATCGATGTCTACATGCCGCGCAAGGTCGAGGACGCCAGCGCCTTGCCCGACTGGCAGCGTGAGCGGCTGGAGCAGCGTGGCGAAGAGATCGAGCAGTTCATGGTGGACAGGGCGGAAGAGAAGGTGGAGGAGCTGATCGGGACGCAGGTGTAACTGATGCCGTCCGCTTCTGTTCTGGAAGTAGTCGTGACGTTTTACGAGAGGCGCCGGTGGCTTAGGCGCCTCTTTCCTATGGGGGCTCGGTGGCGGTGGTTGCTGAACGTCGTTCTCTGGCTGATGCCCTTTGAGGCGTATCTGGCTAAACGCAAGCTGGCCCGCTGGCGTGTCCAAGTTCGACGAGACGGCTGGCTGCGAATACGGGAGGTCTAGGTGCAGGCCGTATGAGGAGGGTTCCGCTCTGCAGTGAGGCGGGTTGCCCTGCGCCCAATGACCCTGACTTTCATGTGCCGCTGTGTGGTCACGGGCTGGCCTACTCGCACCACCACTGGCCGAAGCGCTCTCTTGGCGGGCACGAAATAATTGCGTGCCTCTGCGAGGACTGCCACAGGAAGGCCGACGAGCACGTTTACAGGAACGCTATCGTGGAAGTGGATGGCGCTAGGGTGTACCGCCTGTGGAACGACAAGGGGGAACTCATTGCGGAGCGCACTCTAGGGTTGGTGGCCGCATGCTTGTAGCCACCTGCGAGGCAGTCGTCGTGAAGCCGAACGGCTCTCAAGCCGAAGGCTTCGTAGCGCTTCACAGCCTGCCAGACGTGCGAGCCCTGGACCGGCGCAAGGCCCTGCGCCAGTGGCTGCCGGTCTGGAAGGACGCGGGCGATGTGCAGCGCGTGGTGGGGCAGCTGTTCAGCTACCAGGCCTCCGACGTCAGGGCGCTCGATGCCGTGCTGTTCACGCAGGCGAGGGCGGACTACGGAGCGGCGGTGGCGGCTGAGGCGCGGGCCGCAGGCTACTCGATAGCGTCGGTGAACGTGACGGACCAGGCGGTGATGGCGGCGCTGAACGAGCGTTCCGGCTTCGCCGCCAAGAGCATCGCAACGACGTACAACAAGGACGTGCGGCGAGAGATCGCCCGCATCCGGGCCGAAGTGCCTAAAGCCAACAGGTACACCTATGCTAAAAGACTCGACGCATGGGAGAAGAGCCGGGCATCGTGGAAGGCGGAGCAGATAGCCTACACGGAGATGGGGACGACGATCAACCAGGCGCAGAGGGACTTCGTCCGGATGAACCACTTGGAGCCGCGTGCGCATGTCGTCCCTGACACGGGACAGTGTGCCTACTGCGAGGAGCTGGCCGGTCAGGGCTGGATGGACTTCTGGACGGCGGAGGGCTTGGGGCTGCCGGCGCATCCGGGCTGCATTCACTCTTTGGAACTGGACTACGACACGGCCAGCCTGCCCCCACTCGGCGATCTATTCATTGGAGGGCAGATGCTTCTTGGCGCGGCTGGCGAAGCGGCCGGAAGGCCTGCAGGCGGGTTGCCAGAGGGCCTGCCAGAGGGCTTGGAAGAGGCGGAATGAGCACGCTGATATCGAGCCCGATCGTGCCGACCGCCGAGGAGCGGGAGGCGAGGCGAAGGGAGCGTAAGCGGGCAAGCCACGAACGGTACTATGCGGGGCATGGGGAGGAGGCACGAGAACGTACCCGGCTTTGGCAGGTTGCGAATCCCGAGAGAGTTAAGGAGCGACAGCGGCGGTATTACGCCGAGCACGGTGCAGATGTCCGGCAGCGCAGTGCCGCCTATCGAGCAGAAGGGCGGTATAAGAGGCCATGCGTTGATTGCGGCAAGCCCTGCAGGGCACGGCGCCAGGAGCCGCGCTGCGTGCCATGCACCAACAAATTTTTAAGGCAGGGATACAAGGGTGGCACTGTCACGGTTCGCGGGTATCGCCAGATGTTCGTTGATGGCCGCAAGCGCTACGAGCATGCTTTGGTCTGGGAGGCGGCCTATGGCCCGCGCCCTAAGGGCTGGGTCATGCACCACCTGAACGGTGAGAGGCTCGATAACAGGTTGCGCAACTTGCTCGCGATGCCGAGGGGGATGCACCCAAGGCTTCACCATCTGGTGGCCGCGAGCGCTTTCACCCTCCGTCAGGCTGCGGAGGAAGCCCGGGCCCTGTATGGCGGGCAGGAACCCGACCCTGGCCGAAGCCATCATGGCGCTCTACAAGAGCAAGTTGCTGAAGCCTGGTTGGGCTGGCAGGCTGAGGCTGCGGAGAGGGCAGGCTAGACGTGACGCTGATAGTGAGTCCGGTCCTGATGAAGCAGTTCACCTGCACCGGCTGCAAACGCTTGCTTGGGTATGTGCCCTGGAGGCACGCTGACAAGCTGAAGCCGGGCGCGCATTTCGTGGACGCGGCCGAGTTCCAGTGCCCGGACTGCGATGGGGCGAAGGTGCTGGTGCGGCCGCGGATGATGGAGCTGGCGACACGATGAGGCCGGGTAATGGTTCTTGAGATTACAGCGATGACGGCCGACGCAGAAGGCACAGTCGTCTTCTACAGGGTAATCGGGGGTGTCACGGGCTACGCCAGATGGCTCGCCCAGTGGATGCCATTCACGTGGCAATCTTTGTGTGAGCGGTTGGGCGAAGCCATCTTGGCATCATTGGTTGGGAGAAAGCGATGATCCTCTATTGCTGGGCGCTATCGTTCCTGAGCTGGCTCAAGATGGGATGGCCTTACATCGACGGCCATGACTGGGTGCAGAGAGAAGATAGGGAACTGGAGTGCCGTCGCTGCCACGCGGTAGAGCACTGGTTCGTGTCCGCTGTCGGCGGTGGCCTGATCTGCGAAAACTGTGGGAAGACTAAGGATGCCTGACGACTGTGGCAGGGGTACGCTTGCGTGTCGCCGGTGCGGGCACCGGTCGACGGCGTGGTGAAAGGAGGCGTAGCATGAAGGCTCTACTCCTTGGGGTTCTAGCCCTGCTTGCATTGGCAGCAGCGCCAGCCCAGGCAGCACCAGCACCTATGGGCACCGCAACGTTGGTGAACGTGCCTGCCTATGGGGGGCCAGTGATTGTTCACTATCACCTCTACAGGAACGCTCGCTGCGGTAACTCTGTCGTGTGGTGTGGACAGTTCTCCGATCCTACGCCAACCTATCCAGGCGGCCAGTACGAGCACGTCTTCATGCAGGAGCAGGGCTTGCCCAGCACTGGGAAGATCAAAAACCAGTGGGACGGTGACGTTACCTACGGGCCACTACAAGGCAGCTACGACGCCGTGTGGGACACCAGCAAGATCGCCTACTGTGTAGCCTTTGCCTACGATGAAGGCTCTCCCAACGGCAAAGCGCCCGTGGTCATAACCGATGGGGTGTACTTCACTGTGCCGGCGGTGGGACCATGAGCGGAGGCGGGCCATGCACCTGATTGTCGACGGCTTCGGTTGTGACCCAGAGCGGCTGAGCAGCGCCCCGGCTGTTAGGGCGTTCCTGGACGAGACGCCGGAAGCCCTTGGCATGAGGGCGATCTCGCCTGTCTGCATTCACCCCTACCAGAGTGCTCAGTCGGAAATGTGCGGGGTCTCTGGCTTCGTGATCATCGCGGAGAGTCACCTGAGCATCCACACGTGGCCGGAGCGTGGCGTTCTGTGGGCCGACATCTTCTCCTGCAAGCCGTTCGATAGCAAGCTCGTGGTGGGGGCCTTGGTGGAAGCCTTCGGGATCGGGCACTGCAAAGTCCAGATCGTCGAGCGGGACCTCGTGGAAGCTGCCTATCTGCAGGTGGAGCGAGTTGATGGGCGGCCAGTTGACGGCTACGGTTGCGATATTGAGCGGTTGGGTGAGCGGCCGCTGGCCCCGCCGCCTAGCAGTCCCCAGCTGGCAGAAAGAGGCGTGATATGACGGACATGCGGCTAGGCCGGCTCTTGAAATAGGAGGTCTGACATGGGTGTACGGAATTGGTGGGCAACGGTTCGTGGGCGCCGGGCCCAGCCCGGAGAGGAATGTCCCTGCAGTGGGCAGTGGACGTGGAGCCAGGAACCGCACTCGCAGGCGACGTGCGTGGAGGGCAAGAACATGCCGCCGCCGCCCCGAGGGCAGAAGGACGGGTTCTGGGAGCTGACGGACGTCACGCGTCACAGGGGGGGCAAATGAGCCACTTTCTGGGGCAGTACCAGCTGCCGGTCAAAAGTGTAGAGACAACGCAGGAGCCATTCGACCCGTCCAAGTACCTGCACGAGCTCGCATTGCCGGAGTGGATTCAGGAGGTCTTGCTGAAGAGCTGGCCGTGGGAGTTCGTCGAGTGCGGCGGCGGGACCAACACGATCACAGCCCAGATGCTGCACGAACGCACCGACGAGGAACTCCTGGGCATCCCGGGCATTGGCAAGCAGGCCCTGGTGCAAATAAGGGAGGCGGTTGCTGGCGACTCGGCGCTGAACCCCTTTTGATCGTATTCACGTGACAATGCCACAGCAGGATACAGTCCGGCCCGGCCCCGCCACTTCCCACGCCGGCCCTTCTGGTGATACCCAGACGGGTGAAGGGAAGAAGAACTTGCCGCTGGCGATCAAGTGCCGCCACTGCGAGTGCACGGTGGCGGAGGTTGCGCCAGGGGGGGTGCTGATACTGCGTCGAGACCATTATGGGTCGAAACACGATACCCGTATTAGTCTCTATGAGCTCCTACGGTTCTTCCTGATGGCTGACGCTAGGCGGTGACATAGTGAACACACTAGATATGGGGCGGATGGCGGAAGAACGAGAAGCCAGACGGCGGGAGCAGGCCCGCGAGCGGCAGCGACGATATCGAATTAGCCACCCGGGGCAAATTGCGGAAAGTAGACGGCGATATAGAGCTGCCCATCTTAGTGAGCAACTGGAGCGGGAGCATCAATACCGGGCTGCTCACCGCGAGGAGCGACGGGAGATCAACCGGCGGTGGCGGGTAGCAAACCCTGGCAAGTCAGCGACGAAAAGGCCTTGCGCTGACTGTGGGAGGCCATGCATGGGGCATGTAGCTGATCCGCGGTGTCGAGTGTGTGCGACCCGTTATTATCGAGGAGATAAGAAAGGGAGTTTCAAGGGCGATTCAATCACAAGTCTTTACCGACAGGTGCGCAATGGCGGGCGGCAATGCTCGGAACACCGGCTTGTCTGGGAAGCCGCACATGGACCCTTGCCGAAGGGGTGGGTCGTACATCATCGGAATGGTGATGGCCTGGACAACCGGCTGGAGAATCTACAGGCTATGCCACATGGAGAACATGACAGGCTGCATAGGTCACGCCGGGCAGCAGGAGAGCGTCTGATGGCCGATGCGAGGCGATGATGCCTGATAGGGCTGGAGTACCCTGCCCCCGCTGCGTGAGTGGCTCGTTGCTGCCGGGACGTGAGCCTGACGAGCTGGAATGTCACGCCTGCGGGGTGCGGGTGCCCCTATCGGCGCTGGGGGGCAAGGGGGACGTGACGTCGTCTATGGCGGCAGTGCTGGTAACGACCATATCGGTGCTCGAGCAGCAACTGGCCGAAGCGGAGGAGCGCAGAAGGCGGCTGAAGATAGAGGTGCGCAGGGCGAGGAACGCGTTGGCTATCCTTCATGGCGAGCCAGTGAGGTCGTTTGGAGTGCCTAAGAACTGGAGCGATAAGGCGCGAGCGGCACAGGCGGCGCGGATGAGGAAGATCAACGAGCGCAAGAGGCAGGAGAAGGCCCAGGCATGAGCAAGGAAGCCGGCCCGCCACGGATCGAGTTCCACGGCAAGGAAGGCCCGAAGGGGCCGGTGGGCCCTACGGGCTGGATGGACCGCTGCCCGGTGCTCTGGTGCAAGGAGGGCGCGGCCAAGTCTCTGGATGAGAAGCTCGGCGACCTGCTGGATCAAACCGGCATGAGCGAGTGGGGGACTTGGGTCTGGCCCCAGCTGAAGGTCTACATCCGGCTGCATTCCCGCTGGCTGCTGGAGCACCAGGGGGTAGCGGCCTGCCAGTGCAGTTGCGGTTGACGAGAGGCAGAAATGAGCATCTGTGGCCGCTGCAAGCATCCTGCGGGGGATCACCATGAGAGCGGTGGCTGTGCTTCTACAACCAAGAAGGGGAGAGGGTGCCAATGCCCATCGTTTACGCCCAAGGTTGAGACTAGGTTAATGCCCAAGCCCGTGTTTCAGCCACCTACGGTGCCGCCAACCAATTCATTCCTAGATATCCTGTCATGGCTGATATTCTTGAGGATGATGGAACGTGAGAGGAAATAGGTTGGCCCGTCGCCACGCTGGGCTAAGTAGGATGTGGATAGCGCCGTTAAAGAGGAGGGCCTGAGTGGGCCTAAAGATCGATCACTCAGGAGAGGCGGCGGCTTGGCTCAGCGTGAGGGCGGGTACAGCGGGTGGCTTTTAGTTCAGAAAGGAGAACCCTTGTTTGGCGCTAAATGCTTTACCCGAGCATTCAGTGGGGTTGCTGTGCCGTCTGGCCCGCCCAGAAGATGTTTACAGCGGCGGAAGCCGGGAAAGGGAGGGGCTTCGATGAAGGGGTTGCGAAGGTTCATTAGTAGCGGGCTGGTGATAGCCGGCCTGCTTGCGATGGCTGCGGTCACTGGGGCGTGGACAGTCACCGTAGTGCAGGAAGGCTCAGGGGGCCCGCCAGACCTGGGCGTGGCTTCGGCGCAGAACATGACCATCCGTATCCACAAGGTCGGTGGCTCTCTAGGGCCCGTTGTCGAGCCCTTGGGCACGGATGTTACGGAGACGGGGAACGTCCTCGTCTGGTTCGACGTGACCAGCTACAATTCGCCGCTGGCCGTCGACTTTCAATGGGCGGGCGAGGAGTTCGATACGGTCGAGGTGCCGCCTCTGCCTGGGGTCATCTACAACACCGAGGTCTCCGTGGAAGTGCGGGCTGATGGCAAGCACATCATCACCGTCACCCCCGTGCAGAAGAAGGTCTATCTGGGCAACGGCGTGTACGGCTATAAGGGTGGCAATGAAGTTCTGCCTGAGAGCTTGCCCTTCCTGTGCCCCGACAATCGCTACTACAAGCCGGTCGACGGCCCGCTAGGGTGCGCTCCGTAGAGAGGGGGTTGCCGTGTGCCAGGCTCAGAAATGTCCGGTGTGCGATGGGTCGGGCTCGGTTCTTAGGGGCGACCCGTATGGCATGAGTACGACGGGCCCGGTCTATCAGATCTGCAACGGATGCCGTGGTCTGGGCTGGGTGGTCGTGCACTGCATCAACGAGCCGATCGTGCAGTTTACCACCTACGGCGAGCCTGTCGAGCCAGCGCTCCCAGGCATCAGCAATGCTGGCTACCCGGTTGCTCATGACTAGGCGGAGGCGCCATGCGCTCTGCCAGACGTGCGCGTATCTGCACCGGCCAACGGTGGCGATCTGCATCGCGCAGTGCCGGCTCCATGGTAGGCCGGTGTGGGCACCGGCGGTTCATACGTGCGAGCAATGGATGGAGGCTAGAGAGAAGCGAAGGGCAAGATGGACAGGCGGGTTGACAAGCGCCCGCCGTAGGGCGCTATAATCAGATAACCGAATAGTCGAGGCTAGAGCGCCTCTCCACGCTGCAGAAAACCAGCCAAAGCGCTGTGCAGTGCGGAGAGGCGCTTTACTTTTGGATACAGATGTGCCTGCCAGGCACGGCGGAGGCTCACGATGGTGCTCGACGTGAAGGAACTCCAGAAGGCGAAGACCATTCACGACGACGTAGATCGCCTCATCGACCGGCTGGAATCGGAGGGTGCTGGCAAGACCGGCATCAGAGCGCTGCGGGTGTACCTCAAGGAGGTGGCCGCCAAGCTGAAGGGGATGCTGGGGGAGGTCGGGAAGGCGGATGAGGTGGCGCTCGAGATCAAGGAGCTCATTGTCGATAGCGGGACGGCCAGTAGCACGTCTCCGCCCGTCGTTCCCAGCGATAGCGAAGCCCCATCGGGCCAGGAGTCTCCCGAGCTTGAAGAGGATGCCCAGCCTGACGAGGAGCTACAGGCGCTTCTGGATGAGTGCGCTGGGACGGGCGTTGCCCTGAGTGACGAGGAGCCAGAGACGCAGCTGGTCCCGATCAGGAAGCCGTGGGACGAGAGCGACAAGGAGATCAGCCACCGCATCCGCGAGCCGGGCGACTTCCAGAAGGATTCCTTCCGGCGCATAACGCTCAAGAAGGACAAGCCCCGCATCTTTGCCATCGTTGGTCGGCTGAAAGGCAAGACGACGACCACGATCCAAGCCCTGCGGTTCCCAAAGGCAGATGGCTGGACGGTGGCCAGCGCGAAGAAGTGGGTTGCCGACCATCCGGATATCGGGAAGGGGCCTACGGCCAAGCGTCTGTACGTGGAGATTCTGAAGCAGGACGACGAGGAGCACTTGATCACCGGCGTCGCGATGGCGGCCAACCGCGTCGACCTGCAGACCGACTACATCGAGCCCTGCGAGATCAAGAAGACGATGATCGCCTTCATGGAGCGGTATCAGCAGTTCGGGCTCGACCACAAGTGCGAGACCGACCAGGTCAGGCTCGTGGAGTGCTGGCAAGCGCGTGCATCATTCGTCGAGGAAGGTAGTGAGTACCAAGTCCAGAAGGATGACTGGGTGGTCACGGTGCACGTCCTGGACGATGGGCTCTGGCAGCGGGTGAAGTCCGGCGAGTACAGGGGTTTCAGCATCGAGGGCTACGCCCACCGCATACCTGTGGACGTTGACGAGCTTCCGGATAGCGTGGAGCTTCCCGAGGAGGTGGCAGCCTGAAGCAGTAACGTCGAGCCGGATGAAACTGTAAGCGAATATCTAGGCTGTAGCGCCTACCAATGGTCCAAGATGAGCGCCCCGAAGCGGGCCGGGCCGGAGGTGGGTGTTTTGTTCAAGGGGGTCAGTGGCGATGAGCGATAGCGGGAAGCGGAGGAAGCGCCAGGTCCACCGGTTGGAGGACCTGGAGGTCTCGTCGATCAGCCTGGTTGATAGGCCGGCGATCGACATTGAGTTCCTGGTGCTCAAGCGTTACGACCCCGAGGCAGAGGAGGGACCGATGGCCAAGAAGAACGAAGACGAACTGGAGCCACAGGCAAAGGCCGATGAGCCTGCCGAGGAGGAAGAGGAGGTCGCGGTAGAGACCCCTGCGGCTTCTGAGGATGAGGCCCCTGCTGAGGCCAAGCCTGACGAGAAGTCGGAGTTCGAGCCGGAGTCGGGGGTGGTGGTGCTGAAGGCTGGAAAATGGGTCGGTGGCGAGAATACAGGTCTGCTGAAGCAGACCCGCGATGCCATCGAAAAGTTCGAGGCCTTCATCTCGAGGACCAAGGTAACTGACCTCGCGCTGACGGCTGATTTTCGCGCGGCGGTGCAGACGCTGCTGGACCACACGGAGCGGGCCCTGAAGCAGGAGAGCCAGACGACCGAGGGGCATATCGACTACGGCCCGACGGACTTCACCGAGGCCTGGGTCGAGGTGGAGACGGAAGACACGCTGTGGAAGGCGCTCTCGATCTTCAACCGCGTCGTCACGGCGATCTACGAGTCGGTCGAGGGCGACAAGGTCGGCATGCTCGTCAAGGCCGTCGACGACTTCGCGTCGAGGGTCAAGGGCATGATGGGCGCGATCAAGGAGGAGCCTTCCGCAGAGGAGGCCACCGGCGAAGAGGCGCCCACTAGCGACGAGTCCGACATGCAGGTCCTGGCCAGGGCGGTGACCGATCTGAGCCAGGCCTTCGGCGACGAGATGAGCGCCATGAAGGGCCAGGTCGCTGAACTCGAGAAGCGGCTCGCTGGCGAGGCCCCGGAGCCAGAGGCGTCGACCGAGGGCGACGCGGCTGAGGAGACCGAGAAGCCGGTGACCCTTGCCGATGTTCAGAAGGCCATTGCGGCAGCCATCGCCAAGGCCAAGCAGCCGCAGTACAAGGGGCTGCTCCCGGAACCCGAGGAGACCAAGGACGAAGAGGTTCCGATGGTGCGCACTGCCAAGGAGCGGGCGCAAACGCTGCGAGAGCTGAACGAGCGGCTCCAAGGCGTGAAGTAGAACGGATAGTTTGCCCGCGGATGTGTCTAGCGGGCACCAAGACGTAAACGAGGAGGAGGAACAATGAGACAGTACAGAGACGCGCTGGTGACGGCCAGCAGCGAACTAGCGAAGGCGCTGAGTGCCGCAACGGCCAGCGGCCAGGCGCTCATTCCGCAGGACCTGGAGCCGGCGCTGGTCGAGGAGCTGCTTGCACTGCAGCCGCTCCTGCGCCTGATGCCGATCATCCCTGCCAGTGGCCGGGTGCATGAGATCGCCCGCCGCACGGCACACGGAATCGCCGTGGCCGAGGGTGCCGGCGTTCAAGGGACCGGCACCCAGGGCACGTACGACCGACCCACCGTGACCCTGAAGATCCACCACTACTGGGGCGAGGTCGAGGGCTTCCAGCACGCCGCATCCGCCAAGTTCATCGACGACCTGGTGTTGGAGCAGCAGGGTGGCATCGAGGCCATGGCCGACCTGCTTGAGTTCGAGCTGCTCTACGGGAACGCCACGGCTGACGCCTACCTGATGGACGGCCTCGACGCCTTGATCACGACGAACATCTTCAACATCGCCAACGTCACGGCGACCCTGACGCACCTCGACAACGCGATCGACGCGGTCAGGCAATTCCGGGGCGCCCAGACCGACCCGTACGTCTGGCTGATGTCGAGCAAGATGAAGTCGAAGATCACCGGCCTGATGACCTACGCCCGGCGCACGGTCCAGACCATCGAGTTCGAGGGCGGGTTGCGCATGGAGTCGTACTTCTACCCGATCGTCGAGAGCTCGTGCTGCGCCCCGCCTGCGACCGCACCAGCGAGCCCCGCCGCGGCGATCGCTACTGGCGGGTCTCTGCCGAACAGTGCCTACTACTACAAGATCGCGTCCGTCCGGCAGAACGGCGAGTGCATCGCGGGCGCCCAGGTTACCGCGACGTCTGGCGCCACTGAGCACAAGACGAACCTGACCTGGACGGCTGACCCGCTTGCCCTGCTCTACAAGATCTACAGGGGCACGACCACCGGCGACGCTAACCTAACGCTGCTGACCACCATCGCGGCCAGGACGCGTCTGGGCACCGGCGCCTACGACGCCAACGTAGCGGCCTGGACCGACGAGGGTACAGTGGTGGCGCCCACGGGTGCGGCGAACGAGGGGCCGCTGGCAACGGGCGACGAGAGCATCTTCCTGGTGAACCTGAATCCGGCCCGCGGGGCTGGGCTCGTCAGCCTGATCAACCCGCTTGGCGACAGGGTGGACAACCTGATCAACTACATCCCGCTGGCGCAGGTGAAGGAGAGCTACCCCTTCCTGCTCAGCTGTTTCAGTGCGCTGCAGGTGCCGTGGGAGAAGCTGCACGCTCACATTCGGAAGATCAAGCCGGCGTAACAGGACGGCAATATGAGGGGCTGGAGGTAGTGGCCGCACCCCCTGCCTCCTAGTCCCTCACCAGGGAGGCGTAAACGGATGGGCTATTGCACGGAGGCCCAGGCGGCGGCTCTGGACAAGAGCCTGGCGCAGGAGGATGTCCAGGCCGACTGGCTGGAGTGGGCTGATGGCTTGATCGACCAGTGGCGCGAGAAGACCTACGCCGATGAGGTCGAGATCACCGAGGTGCTCGACGGCAACGGCGACGAGATGCTGGTGCTCAGCCATCGCCCGGTTACGGCAGTGTCATCGGTGACCATTGACGAAAGTGCCCTGTCTGTCGATGCCTACGCCTGGTATCCGAACGGCCACCTGGTGATGAAGGCGTGGCCGCTCCTGCTTGACTGGCCGGCGCCATCGGCATGGCCCGTGGGGCACCAGAACGTGCAGGTGACGTACAAGTACGGCCTCGCCAGCAGTGGCAGCGTGCCGGCTGAGGTGGCCCTGTGCGCAGCGCAGCTAGCCTGCCTGATAGCCAGGTATGCGAAGAACGGCCAGCTGGCAGGGGTAGCCGAGCGCTGGAGCATAGGGAGCGTATCGCGGTCGCTCGAGACCAAGAACGAGGGCTTGATGGGCGAGGCGAAGGCGATCCTTGAATCGACGTTGGGGGCGCGGCCGCCAGCGCTCTATTGCTGAGGAGGAAACAGAATGGCGAAGAAGGGGCCAGGGGGCTGGAGAGCAAAGCCGATCTTCGGGTTCGCGCTGGATGTCATGTGCGGCGGTTGCGAGAAGTGGGTGCGCGAGGTCGCGGCGGATTCGGCAGCCGAGGCAACGAACGGTGAGGGCCGCTGCCGAGAGTGCTTACTGAAGGAACCCGTGATCGTCGAGGTGGAGCCGGAGCCGGCAGTCCTGGTCGAGGCCGAGCCTGAGGAGAAGCCGGTGCCGCCCTGGGAGAGGCCAACACCAGTCAGAAGGGATAGCGGCCGGCATCGCTAAGAGCCAGCCGTAATAGAGAAGGAGGCAAGTTGACATGGCTGTAAGGACAGAGATCGTACCAAGCCAGATAGTGGTGACTGGCGTTGCACAGCCAGCGCAGACGACCGGCATCGCTGAAGGACACAAGTTCCTGAATGACGGGGCTGTGTTCGTCGAGGCCTACAACTCGAGCTCGGGGGGGGCGCTGGTCTTCACATTCCAGACCCCGAGGACGATCCGTGGGCTGGCCGTGGCCGAGCGGGCCGTGTCCGTAGGTGCCTTGGGCACCACGCTCGTGGGGCCGTTCAACATCGAGGACTACAACCAGTCGGATGGGATGGTGTACCTGGACTACGACGTGACGAGCTACGCGCTGCAAAAGATCCGGGTGTGCAGGCTCTAGGAGACGTCGTGGAGTTCGAGGACCTGCTGGTGCACACGGCGACGGTCCAGCGCCACGGGACGCGCGAGGACCGGTTCGGGCAGCCCGTGCTGGACGACTGGAACACGCTCGGGCAGTTCACCTGCCGCCTGACGCCGCCGAAGGGCGGCGAGCGGTATACCGACCGGTCGCAGGGCGTGGTCGTGGCCGACTACGTGCTGTACTTCCTGCCCGCTGCGACCATCGGCGAGGCGGACCGGGTGTCTGTGGTAACGGCCGCGGATGGCTCCGTCCTGGCCCAGGACCTGGACGTGCTGCTTGTGCAGCAGCACTGCGACCTGGAGGGCGCTCCGCATCATCTGGAGGTGCCGTGCCGGTTGCACAGGGAGCCGAGCAGTGGCTAGCAGGATCAACTGGAAGGGTGCCGTGGTGGAAAAGGATGCGCGGAAGGCAGCGGCCGCCGGCCTGATAGCCGTTGCCGATGAGGTTGCCCGCGAGGCGAAGGGTATCGTTCACGTCAAGACGGGCACCTGCAAGCGCAGCATCCACACGGCGCCGCCTGGTTACAGCGGCGCCGGCGACTTCGAGAAGGCCAAGAGGACGGACCTGCAGGCTCCTGGCATGGGCGCCAGGTTCAGCGGGCTCGTGGCGCAGTACGGCGTCGTCTGGCTCGGCTCCTGGGTGCCCTATGCCTGCGTGCTGGAGAACCGGTTCCCGTACATCTATCCGGCGTTCGAGAAGGTACGAGGGCGGGCAGCGGCTGCGCACATGGCGCGGGCGTTCAAGATGGCAGGCTTCTAATGGTGTCGATTGTGGAACTGCTGAGAACGTACCTCTCTATGGACGGTGACCTGGAGACCGCCACGCCCGGGGGCATCCGTGTGGGCCCCTGTTCGCATGGCCAGCAGCAGGCTGGCTGCATCAGCCTGATGTCGGCTGGCCTGGCGGAACTCGGCACCGACTTGCCGTTGCGACGGCTTAGGATACAGGCCCGCTGTTTGGCACCGGAACTCGAGCAGAGCGAGACCATCGGCAGGGAGCTGGAACGGGTTGTCGATGGCGCTAGTCGGGTGGCGGTACACCAGCCCAGCGATGGGCAGGACTACCTGGTCCACTGCATGAGCGTGAACGGCGGGCCGTCGAGCCATCGGGACTCCGATGTGACCTGGGAAACACTGCTCTTTGTCGAGGTTCTGGTGGGAACGGAGGCGATTGAATGAAGTGGTTAGCGACGTACATCGGCGATGGCCCTCGCTTCTTGTGCAGTAGCAAGGGGCTGGAGTGGGCGCAGGGTGAGACTAAAGAGATCGACGAGGACACCGCGTTGCTGATACGGGAGTCGTTCCCCGACCTGGTCCGGCTGGAGCAGGTGGAGGAGCCGCATCCTGGGAAGAAGCAGCGCGAGGAGCCGCCGGCCAAGGAGGCTGCGCCAGACGATACTGCCCCGCCGGAGGAGGGCGAACAGAGCTAGCAACCGTCTGCCGGGAAATGTGCCTGGCAGACACGGAAAGGTAATCGAGGAGGTGTAGTGAAATGCCAGAAGCACCATTTGCGGTAATCGTAGGGCCGGCTGAGGTCTGGGTTGCCCCGGTGGCAACGACGTTCCCTGTTGTGAGCGCCGCGCCGGCCTCTGACTGGCTATCGCTCGGCAAGACCGATGGCGGCGTGACCGTTACCCACGGCCAGACGCAGGTGAAGATCCGCGTCGACCAGGTGACTGGGCCTTTGAAGATCGTCAGGACCGAGGAAGACCTGACGATCGCTTTCAACCTGGCCGAGCTGACGCTGGAGACCTATGGGCGGATGCTGAACGCCGCGGCCGTGACGTCTGACGCTGGGCCGCCGGCAACGAAGCACATCGGCCTGTACCAGAACGTCGACGTGAGCCAGTGGGCGTTGCTGATACGCGGCGGCTCGCCCTACGGCGACTGGAATCTGCAGTACGAGATCCCGAAGGTCGCTCAATCGGGCACGCCCAGCGTGAAATTCACGCGTGACGACAAGGCCACGCTCTCGGTCGAGTTCATTGCCCTGTACGATTCCAGCCAGTCGGCAGGGGAAGAGTTCGGCCGCCTGATGGCCCAAAGCGCGTAGCTGGTAGCAGGAGGCATAGCCGGGATGGCAGAGCCTGTGAAGTTGAAGGACGTTGCCCAGCTCGCAGCGGCTGTCTGGGACACAGGACGACGGCTGAAGCGCATGGAGCGACGCTGCCGCTTGGACAGTAAGGAACTGGCCCAGCAGTTCGCGTATCTGCAACTCATGCTGGCGTCGTTCGGTATTGAAGTGCCTGGCATAGACGAAAGGGGAGGTCATAGCCATGGCGAAGAAGAGGACGAAAAAGGAACAACCCCCGAGTCCTGAGCCGTCGGCCGCTGAGCCGAAGGCCGAGATCAACAAGGACATGGACCCCGGCCACGGGCTGGAGATCCTGAAGCTCAGCGACATCATCCCCGACGGGCGGCCCCTGGAAGTGGATGGGCAGCGCTACACGCTGTTGCACCCCGGAGCGCTCAGCCTGTACGGCACGGTTGTTGTCAGCAAACTGCGCTCCCGCTGGGGCGAACTATTCCGCAAGTGGCATGCCGATGAGTGTACCGAGGAAGAGGCAGATGAGCTGGACGAGGTTGCCTGCCAGCTCGTGCCCCTGATCAGCGACATGCCCGAGGATGTGGCTAGGGGCTGGACGTGGCGTATACGGAGCCAGGTGGTGACGCTGCACTTCGGGTTCATCGCCGAGGTGCTCCCAAATTTGAAGGGGGCGGCTCTGATGCTGAACAGGGCGGCCCGGCGGGCGGCGCAGAAGGAGAAGGGCGAGGGTGGGGATGGCTGATCACCCAGATTTCCTACCACTACCACATCGGGTACGAGGAACAGCTCAGGATGAGCCTGATAGCCTTTAACACCTATCTGAAACACCTGCCTGGTCATCTGAATGAAGACGCCTTGCGTCTGGTAGCTGCGGCTGCGTTCCCATATATGGATCGGGATGGGCGCGAGCGGTTCTTGCGGGACCTGCAGGGCGCAGAGCGAAAGCCGGAACGTAGGATGAGCAAAGAAGAATATGCGATGCACCTAGCCGCGCTTGGCCTGCCGCTGATAGAGGTTCCGGCCAAGGAGGATGGTAAGTGAGGCTAGGGCTGGGGCTCGGCGTCCCCTGTAGGGGCGGGCTTGAGAATGGCGTCCAGCTCCTCGCGCCGGAGACGACGTCGGCCTTTGGGCATGATGTGGTAGGGCAACCTGCCCTCATGCATCAGCCTATAAATAGTTCGCCGCGTTACCTTCAGATACGCAGCAGCTTCCTTACTTGTCAACCACTCATCCATCACCCTATCCATGTTACCAGAACGTTCCCTGGAAGGCAACAATTATCGCAAGATTTCCTGCCATGTCCCTTGACAATAGGGTCAATCCCTGCGTATAATAAGAATAAGAGAGACATGCAGGGACAGAGGCAAGAAGGAGAGGGGAATGGCAGCGATAACATTCCGGCCCGCGAACAGTTGGGTGTGCGCCTGCGGCCAGTGGAACCTCAAGGGCATCGAGACCTGCCGCGGCTGCGAGAAGCCGAGGTCCTAGATGGCAGCGACGGTTGGAGAGGAAGCCCCCTGCACGTTCACTGGCTGTGGCCAGCCGGGCAAGGTTCTCCTGGCAATGGACGGATGGGCAATCGCCATCTGCGCCGCGTGCGAAGCCAGGGCAGTGCACTTTTGGCGATCACTGGAAGCGCAGGAGGCCCGCCAGCAGGGGAGGCTGCGTCGGAAGAAGGAGCGGGCTCACGGACTCATAGCAATATCAGCCAGAGGCTGAAGGAGGGAAAGGGAGATGGAAGCGGTATGTTTCTTCTGCGAGGGAGAAGTGGCCGGCCGGGGATCCCAGGAAGGCAAGAGCATCGACGGCCAGGACGTAACAATCGCAGTCTGCAGCGACTGCGTGGGCTCTCTAGGGGTGCTCTTGGCCGACATAACGAGCGAACTAGAGGACGGGATGTCAAAGGCTGGCTGGCTGCGGCAGGCCCTGGAGCGCCTGAGCGCCGAGGCCTGGGAGGCGCTGGCCCTGCACCAGGAAGGGACCGCAGATCGGCAAATTCTGGAGGCTGCGGTTTGCCGGGCGTGACCATGTTGGTAGGTCGGTGTTCTATCCACATAAGACAACGGGACGGAGACATGCCTCAATCTCCGCCCCGTTGCAAAGCAGGTCGTGTCGTCATCCCTTCGCTCAGGGAGACACAGCCCTCTAGCACGGTAAAGGTTACCGCAGTCAGGGGGTCCTTGTCAATAGGGAGACCGAAGCCCTGGACGGGACTCGAACCCGTGACCTGCGCCTTAGCTAGAGGGCCGCTCTATCCGCTGAGCTACCAGGGCTAGGAGGATGATATCACATAAGAGAACGGGACGGAGAAGTGCCTCCGCCCCGTTGCTCAGTTGGAAAGAACGCGCATTCCTGCTGAACTTAAGCCTATAGGAATCGAAGGGTAGATGTCAAGGAATTCATACCTGGGGGGGAGTGTAGAAAAGCAAATGAGACGGGAGATTTGCCCTGGTCTCCCGCCCCACTGCCGTTGGTCGCATCCTCGCCCTTACTCAGAAAAGGACGTGCGCCCCTCTCACGAAGTACCTTTATTATCGTACATTCTGGGGATTTGTCAAGGGGGGTTCGCCAGAAAAAGGCTTGGTGCCCCCGGCGGGACTCGAACCCGCGACCTTCTCCTTCGTGAGAGGAACGCTCTATCCGCTGAGCTACGGGGGCACCAGGAGGATGGTAGCGCTAGGGACCCGAGGCGTCAACGTGGCCGGCTGACGATGAGGAGACCGCGGGGATGAGCGAAGACACGCAGGTGCTGACCGCCGAGGAGCGGGAGGCTAGAAGGCGGGAACAGGCAAGGGAGCGGGAGCGGCGGTATCGCCTGCGCCATCCGGAGAAAGTGCGCGCAAAGAAGCGCCGGTATCGTGCTAGGCACCCTGAGCGAGTACAGGAGCAGCAGAGACAAAACTATGCTGCTCATGGGGAGGAACGGCGGGAGTATAGCCGGCGGTACACCGCCGAGGGCCGTAACAAGAGACCTTGCGTCGGCTGCGGCGAACCCTGTCTAGGCCGTCCGCCCGTCCCTCGCTGTTGCAAATGTGCCGCCCTCCACTATCGGGGCGATAGGCATTGGAATTATAAGGGCGGGTGTATCAGGCGCGATGGCTATCGGTATGTGGGCTGGAATGGCGTAAGGCAACTTGAGCATCAACTCATCTGGGAATCCGTGTATGGTCCTGTGCCTCGGGGTTGGCTGATCCATCATCTGAACGGGGACAAGCTCGACAATCGGCTGAGGAATCTGGTGCCTTTTCCTTCTGCGGTGCACACAAGGCTTCACCGACTGGTGGCCGCCGGTGCCTTCTCCCTCCATCAGGCTGCGGTGGAAGTCAGGCCGATGTTGGCGGGCAAGGCCCCGACTCTTGCTGAGGCCCGCAAGGCACTCAGGGCCCAGTACAGGGGCGACCCGGGTAAGCAGGCCTCCTACGAGAGGAAGCTGCTGAAGCCTGACTGGGCCGGCAGGATGGCCCCGGTCGAGCGAACCTACGTCCTGCAGGTACTGTATAGAGCGATGAGGAAGCTTCTGGCGGCTATGCCAAGGAGCGAGTGAGGCTGCACATGCGGAAGCCTGGCGGAGTGCTATAATGGCTAGTAGAATCCCGGCCTGGGGAAGGGGAGCCATGCTCCGTGACATAGTCGTCGTAGCCGCCGGAATAGCCCTTTTCGTCCTCGCGGTGGTCGTGCTCTACATTCTGGTGGGTGCCCTTCACTCTGGCACCATGAGGTAGGAGTCCAAAGATAGATACGAAGTAAGGCATCTGATAATCGAATAGCGGAGCTAGAGCGCTCCTTTCCTGTCGCGACAAACCGGCCCGAGCGCCGTGCGACAAGGGAAGGAGCTTTCGTTTTGGGGGCGAATGTGTCTGGTAGGCACGAGGACGCAAGGGGGTAGGGAGTAGATGGCGGCAAATTTGGGAGTAGCCATCCTCGAGCTGAAAGTGGATTCGGCCGCCCTGCGATCCGGCCTGTCCGCTGCTGAAAAGGACGTCTCCGGCAGTCTGAAAAATATGGGCATGGGTATGACGATGGCCGGTGCTGCGGGCATCGCAGCATTCGGGCTCGCCTCGAAGGCCGCCATTTCCTTTGATGCATCCATCGCACGCACTACTGGCCTGACCTCCGCGACGGCTGAAGAGATGGCAACCCTGCGCGAGGAGGTTTTGAAACTCGCCCCCGCTGTGGGCAAGGGCCCGCTGGAGCTCAGCAAGGCCCTGTATTTCATTCTGTCGGCTGGTATCCCCGCGGCTGACGCGATGAAGGTTCTCGAGGCGTCTGCCAAGGCCGCCTCCGCTGGCCTGGGTGAGACGAAGGTCGTAGCGGATGCCGTCACCTCGGTTCTCAATGCGTACAAGCTGGGCGCCGACAAGGCGGCGTGGGCTACGGACGTTCTGACCCAGATCGTCACGCAGGGCAAGGTCCCGCCCGAGGAGCTGGCGGGATCGATGGGCAAGGTGATTGGCGTTGCCGCTGCCATGGGCATCAGCTTCGAGGAGGTCGGCGCGAATATAGCCGTCATGACTCGTGTGGGCATGGATGCTGCTATGGCAACCACGGCCCTGCGGGCGACGATGAGCGCCTTCCTGAAGCCATCCGAAGAGATGAGGAACCTGGTCGACAGCCTTGGGATGTCGATGGAGGATCTGCGGAACAAGATCAAGCAAGAGGGCCTGCTCGCGACCCTGCAGATGATGATTGACGCCACTGGCGGCAATACCTCCGCCCTGGCTGAACTTTTCCCGAACGTACGTGCCTTAACTGACGTCTTGTCCAGTGCGGGATCCCAGGGCGAGCAGTACGTTGCGGTGCTGGGCGAGATGCAGGCGGCCGCTGGCCTTAGCGGAGAAGCCTTCGCCACGATGGAGGCTACTACGTCCCACAAGCTGGAGAAGCTCAAGGCTAGCTTCGATGTGATGTTAATCTCGATCGGCGAGGAGATTGCCCCTGCCATAGGCAACATGGCCGACTCCCTGCGGGGGATGATCACGTGGCTGGAGAAGGTGCCGGATCCCATACGGAAGATAGGCGTTCAGGGCGGGGTCACGGCATCAGCCCTGCTCCTGATGGTCGGCATGATAGACCTGACTGTTCTTTCCCTGGGCAGGATGGCGCGCGACGCGAAGACGGCGATCATCGCGCTGAAGGGCATGTCCGCCATCCAGGCGATGACGCCGATGCTGTCGGCGCTGATCCCGATGCTGGGCCCGCTCGGCCTAGCCGGTGGGCTCATTGCCGCCGCGGTCGCCGCGAAGTACTTCGAGGACGAGATCGATGCCGGGCTCAGGAAGCTCCCGCTGCTTGGCGGGCTGATGAGCGACCCGATCACCAAGCTGAAGGAGTTCAGCCAGGCGGCTAAGGACCTGAACCTGGCGCTCGAGGCCGGGATAATCTCTCAGGTCGAGTACGGCGAACGGGCCCTGCCCGAACTGGCAGCGGCTGCTGGCAGGGCCGCCAAGGCGTACCGCGATGATCTGACCAAGGCGCTCGGGGACGAGCTGCTTGCTGAGAAGGCCCTTGCTGGCGAGACGGCTGTGCTGATCCAGAAGTATGGGCTCTGGGACGCTTCGATGGGGCCAGTCGTCGATCTGGTCGAGGCGTACGACAAGGAAATGAACCAGGTCATCGACACGATGATCAATGCCGGCTACACGTACGGCCAGGTCCGCAACGCGCTCATTGCCCAGGGAGTTGCGGTAGAGGACCTTCTGGGGAAGAACGTGAAGCTGGAGGAGCTATACCAGAAGTCCCAGGTGGATGCTGAAGCCGACAAGCTGCTGAACTACGCGAAGAACCTCAAGGGGGCCGCTCTTGCGGCAGAGGACCTTCCGCCTAGCATCGACGTGGCGACCGTCGCGATGGCCGGGCTGACGGCTGCGGGCAACGACTGGGCGACCTGGGTTGCGACCAACATGCCCGAGATGTCCGAGCAGGCCAAGGCGTTCGGAGAGGCCGCCACGGGGGCCCTGGACTCATACCAGGAGTCCCTGAAGGCGTTGCTGCCTGCCCAGGAAGAGACGCTCAACGAGTGGATTACCCGGCTCCAGCAGTTGGCCGTCGACTACAACACGTGGGAACAGAGCCTAGAGTTTATCCAGGACACCTTCGTTGCCAAAGCTGGCCTGCTTCCCGGAGAGATCGATGCCATCATGGCCATGTTCATTGGCGAGCTGCCGGCGGTCGCCAATGACTTTGCGGCCAAGCTGACCGACCCCATGGCCCAGGAGTACATCGATACGATGGTCGAGATCGTCCGGGCCAGCGGGAAGGCGCCCAAGGATATGTCCAAGGAGTTCCTGGCCGGCAAGAGCGATATGGCCATCGCCGTCGGGCTGTTCACCCAGCAAGGCATTATCGACGTCCTTGACTCCTACGAGCCGATCATCCAAGAGCGTGGCAAGCGCCTGAAGTGGGCAATGGAGCAGGGCTTCACCGGCGAGACCACTGAGGCTATCACGTACATCGACCGCGACGTGGCGAAGATAATGCTGACCGTCGAAAACGGAATGAAGGTAGGCGGTGTCTACAAGACCTTCATCTGGGCGGGGGAAAGTGCCGATGCTATGGCTGCTGCCTTCGCTGCTCGAGCCCCGGACGCCGCAGCGAGCATCGCGGGCGACGTTGCGCTGATAATGAATAGAGCCCACAGCGCCATGACGTCGTCGCCGGAGTACGTGACAGAGACATGGGGCGGCGAGGCGGTGGGCGACCTTGCCCATGGTTGGTCTGCTGGCAAAGAGCCGGCCGCCGCGAGCATGGAGGAGACCACCAAGGCCATCCTGGAGAGCGGCGTCCTCGGGCCGCTAGTGGCCCTGGGCGCCGAGATGAAGGACACGGTGGAGCTGGCCCTGACCGGGCTGAACGATCAGATCAAGGTGCAGGAGGACTACCTGGCCGACCTGGACGAGGCCACCAAGCAGATCACCGAGTCGCAGCAGGCGTGGGGTGACGAGGTCGACCGGCTAGGCGGACTCCTGGATGCGGCCAACGACGACCTGCGGAAGTTCACCGACGCCCAGATCGAGGGCACCGGCTGGTATGACGATGCGTTGTTCAGCCTCGGGATCCAGATGGACAAGCTGAACCTCAAGATCAACGACCTGAAGCAGCAGAAGCTGGGGCTTGATGACGAGTCGTCCAAGGCGAAGGCGCTCGATAAAGACATCGAGGCGCTTGAAGAGGAGCTGGACGGGCTGGGGCTGAAGGCTGACGAGCTCCAGCTGAAAGAGCGGATAAGGTTCGACCCCCTGCGGCGCGAGATAGAGGATCTGACCGACACGACGGAGGAGATGTCGTTCGAGGACATCATCGCCGGCATCACGAAGACGCAAGGCGTGATAGAAGACCTGACCGACGCCGTGGCTGGAGCCACGAGCCAGGTGGAGGCGCACGACGCCATCCTGAAGGTGCTGAGCAAGTCGCAGGAGTATCACCAGGAAATCCTGGACGGCGTGAAGGACAAGTACGGCGAGCTGACGGAGGCTCTGGAGGACATCGGCCCCGACCTGGCCAAGATAGCTGACAGTATGGGCGAGGGCTATGCCGAGGCGCTGCAGAACGCATTCAAGGCGATGGAGGCGGGGAACACGCTCACTGCAGGCGACGCCCTGGCGGCTGCCCAGACGCTGTTTGATGACCTGGAGGTTCTGATCCAGGGTTCGGGCCAGGAGCAGCTGTTGGTCCCGCTTGGTGACGTTCTGGCCGAT